GATGTTACGATAAGGTGATAACTTTATTAGGTAACTCAGATGATTATAGATTCAATGTAATTACAGCACCAGGATTAAATAATAATAATCACGGTACTTCAATTAGCTCATTAATCGATTTAGCAGAGAGCAGAGGAGACTGTATATTTATAGCAGACCTTTACGGACACGGAGGAACAGTATCTAACATAACTGGACAAGCTGATTTGCTTAACAGTTCATATGCAGCATCATACTGGCCTTGGTTACAGACTCAGTCTGGCACAGGTAAGAATGTATGGGCACCAGCTTCAGTATTTATTCCTGGAGTATATGCATTTACAGATGGATCTTCTGCACCATGGTTTGCACCAGCAGGACTTGTAAGAGGAGGATTAACAGGAGTTATTCAAGCAGAAAGAAGATTATCAAGAGTACAAAGAGATAGTTTATATGATGCTAAAGTTAACCCAATAGCTACTTTCCCTGGAACAGGAATAGCAGTATTTGGTCAAAAGACTTTACAAACTAAAGCATCAGCTTTAGATAGAGTAAATGTAAGAAGATTATTAATCGAACTTAAAGAGTTTGTCGGTAATCAAGCACAAAACTTAGTATTCGAACAAAATACAATCAATACAAGAAATAAATTCTTAGCAGCAGTTAATCCTTATTTAGATACAGTAGTATCAAGACAAGGGCTATATGCATTTAGAGTCGTAATGGATGATTCTAATAACTCAGCTGACATAGTAGATAGAAACCAATTAGTAGGTCAAATATTTATTCAACCAGCTAAAACAGCAGAATTTATTGTACTTGACTTCACAGTTGAGCCAACAGGTGCAACTTTTGGAGCATAAGTTTTAAAGTAGATATTTATAATAAATAATTAAAAGTATAAAATGGCAGTATTAGACCCAAATGAAATAATGTTTAAAGCTTTCGAACCGAAAGTACAAAACAGATTTGTCTTATTTATAGACGGTATTCCATCCTTTATGGTTAAGAACGTAGCAGCTCCAAGCTTTACAGATGAAGTTGTTAAACTTGACCACATTAACACGTACAGAAAAATACGTGGGAAAAGAGAATGGCAAGATATAGATATGACTCTATATGACCCAATAACACCATCAGGAGCACAAGCAGTAATGGAATGGGCTCGTCTTTCTTATGAATCAGTAACTGGTAGAGCTGGTTATTCAGATTTCTATAAAAAAGATTTAACTCTAAATATTTTAGGACCTGTAGGTGATATAATCGGTGAATGGGTAATAAAAGGAGCATTCATACAAACTGCTAACTTCGGATCATTTGATTGGGCAAATTCAGAAGTAGTAGATTTACAGATGACAGTATCAATGGACTACTGTGTATTGAATTACTAATCATCAACTACACATATATATAAGAACCCGGCATTTAGTCGGGTTTTTTGTTTGTTTATAAAGTTTTTATTCGTATATTTATATAAAGACAAGTTATACTAAAATAAAATTTATGGAATCAAAATTTAGTTTACCGACAGAATCGGTGGATTTACCGTCAAAAGGCTTACTTTATCCAAAAGAATCTCCTCTTTCATCAGGTATCATAGAGATGAAGTACATGACAGCTAAAGAAGAAGATATTCTAACTAATACTAATTATATTACTAAAGGTATTGTAATGGATAAACTACTTTCTTCATTAATAGTGAATAAAGATATTAACATAAAAGATTTATTAATAGGAGATAAGAACGCATTATTTATAGCGTGTAGGATTTTATCATACGGAAAGGATTATGAATTCGTTTATGGAGGAGAAATAGTCAAAGCTGATTTAGCAGCTTTAGATAATAAAAAAATAGACTATAGTTTATTTGAAGACAATATAAATGAATTTGCGTTTAAGTTACCCCATACCGATAATACAGTTACTATTAAATGTTTAACTGCTAGAGATGAAAAAAAGATACAAGAAGAAATCGACGGTAATAAAAAATTTAATAAAGATGGAAATACTTCGAGTAGTTCAAGATTGAAACATCTTATTACCTCAGTTAACGGGATTAAAGAAACTAAAGATATTAGAGAATTTGTAGATAATTTTTTACTAGCCAAAGATGCTAGAGCTATTAGAAAGTTTTACGAAACTATAAATCCTGATATTGACCTTACTTGTAAATTTACAAATAAGGATGGCGGTGAGGAGGACGTCATCATCCCGGTAGGGATAGACTTTTTTTGGCCTGACGCCTAAACATCGACAACAAATATTTACACAAATACACGAAATCGTATTTCACGGTAAAGGAGGTTACTCGTGGAACGATGTATATAACATGCCAATATGGTTACGAAAATTTACATATGCAACTATAGCTGAACACTATAGTAAGCTAGATAAACAAAATAAACCACCCCCGGTACCTAAAAAGAAATTTGGACCAGACATTAAACCTTCTTTTTCTACAAAATCATCTAAAAACGGTTAACTTCCTATTTATATTATATAGATAGACTTATGGCTCAAACTCCTAATAATTTCGATAAGCAAAAGTTAAAAAAAGACTTTGACGAATCTATTGCTTTTATGAGCGATGGAATAAGTAGTCTAGGTGCTCAACTTAGTGCTGTATTAGACAAAAGTTTCAAAGAAATGTCATCAGGTGCGGAAAAAAACGTATTAGGTAATATTTGGAGAAAGACTAATAGTGCTTTTGCTGCAGTTAAAAAAGAGTTAGACAATGTAGTTATTACTCAGAAAAGAATTGAAGAAGGAGAATTATCATATAATCAAGTCGTTGCAAGAGGAAGTAAAGTAAAAGAAAAAATAGCTATTCTTGAAGCTAGACGAAATGAACTGCAACTACACGGTAGGGATTTAACAAAAGAACAAGTCAAAGATCTTAAAGAGTATACTGACGAACTTGTAGCTGCAACACAAGCACAAACTGATTTAGCAGCAGAAATAGAAGATAAAGCAGGAGCTATAGGCCAAATATTTACAAGAATGTCTAATACTCCTGTAATAGGACAACTCCTCAATGCAAAAGCAGCTACAGAAGCAATGAGAAAAAGTTTAGCAGGAGGAGGATCAGCATTGAAAAGTCTTGGACTAGGATTAAAGCAACTGCTTAAAGGGCTAGGACCAGTTGCGATAGCATTAGCAGCTTTTGAAGCAATTCAAGGACTGGTACAAACCATGTTTAGAGCTTCTAAGCAGACAAAAGAGTTAGCTGTCAACTTAGGAGTTTCAATGAAAGCAGCTAAAGCTTTTAAAGAAGAATTATTAGCAGCAGCAGGTGCTAACGATGGTATATTCTATACTACAGAAGAATTGCTTAAAACATACGGGCTTATTACAAAAACCCAAGGTATTTTTACCAGCAATATTGCTCAACAAGCAGTAGAAGTAAATTTTTTAACTCAAGGATTAGGTATAGCAGGAGAAAATGCAGTTAACCTATCTAATATATTCGAAAATCAAGGTAGTTCTTCTAGATTAGTTTTTGATAATATAGCCGGATTTGCACAAGAGTTTCAAAAAACTACTGGTTTAGCATTAACAGCAAGACAAATTTTTAGTGAACTTGGCGAAACATCATCAGGTATTCTTGCTAATTTTGCGAATAATCCAAAAGAATTAGCTAAAGCAGTTGGACAAGTAAGAAGATTTGGTGTAAGTTTAACACAAGCTAAAAATATAGCTAATGGATTATTAGATTTTGAGCAATCCATAGGAGCTGAACTTGAAGCAGAAATACTACTTGGTAAACAATTTAATTTTGAAAGAGCAAGAGCTGCCGCTGCTACAGGTGATATAGCTACAGCAACACAAGAAGTCTTAAAACAAACTCAAAATTTAACAGACGAACAATTAAGAAGTCCTCTTATACAAGAAGCAATTGCAAAAGCAACAGGACTATCCGTAGATGAACTATTTTCAGCTAGAGAAATAACTAAAAAATTAAACTTAGAACAAGACGAATATAACAAACTACTTAAAAAAGGCTCTAATATTATAGGTAATGATGCAATGATGAGGCTAATGAGAGAAAAAGATACCTCAAAAGCAGTTGAAGCTACTCTTGATGCTCAAGAAAAATTTAATAGAGCTCTAGAAGCAGCTAAAGATCAATTCTCAGGACTCGTCGGCTCAGGTGTATTAGACTTTTTTACTAGTGCTCTCCCCGGTATTATAAGAGGTTTAACTAAAATGTTTGGATCTCGTGAAGATGTAGAAAGAATGGAGCTGCAGGATGATCTAGTTAAAAAAATAGCTGCAGAAAACGAAACAAGAAGTAAAGATAATCAAATTGATGTTCGAGAAGCAATAGCTGCATCAAACGACGTATTTGATGAATACTGGAAAGCTAGAACAAAAATAGAAGACAATGCGTCTTACGCTATTGGATTAGACTCTATGGGTGCTCTTGGTTCTGTGAATAGTAATCAAGCAAAAATACTTAATCTCATTTATGAAGAATCTAAAAAAACAAATAATGAACTAGGTAAATCTGCTGTTCTTAATATAGACTCTAATGGAGTTATGCAAAAATTCATAGAAACTAATTACAAGTAATACTATTTATAAATAAACAATTATGGGAATATTAAAAAATCAACTGGTACAGTCACTATTAGGACTTAAAGGTGTTACTCCAGCTCAAAGAGCAGGTGCTAACCCTTCATCTAAAATGCACAATCTAAACTCTTTAAAGAAAAGTGTTTTAGATTTAGATGCAACTACCCCTTCTAAATATAGCGATAACAAACCAGAATAGTGCCAATTCTAAAGAACTACATAGAAGGCACACAATTAAACCAGTTAAAGTACAGTAGCTATAACTCTGGTCGTGGCCCTATTATCCAAAAGAAGATACCAACAGGTATATCAGAAACAGGTAATAGAGGAGCTGACTTTAGCAAAAGAGCAGATGACTTAGCTAGGATTACAGCGTTAATGACTAGACCTGAAGGATTGAAATATCTTTCAAATGAAAAAGCTCTTAGTGCTGTACCTATAAAAGGAGCCGCTCAGCAAGAGGGTAAAAAGACACTCCTTAACAGAATAGTCGGAGGTACTTTAAACACCGTTAAGGTACTTGGATCAACGTTAGCTCAAGTGCCATTAAGTGGTACTGGGGTACACTTTGTAAAAGGATTTGCAGGTAGATCTGGTTATTTAGGTAGAAGCTATGCTGGTGAAGCAAAAAATGGAGGAACTATAAGTACTAAAGCAAATTCAGCATATCCACAAGCACAAACAAATGATATTGTTTCTGAAAATGCCCCTCTGACATTCGTTGAGAAAACCTCTGCTCAGATCAAAAAAGAATCGTTTCATTTAGAAAATAGAATAGGTCTAGGTAACATATCATATAGAAATCAAGCACAGAGATTATCTCCTTACGAAAAAGAACCACAAATAGACAAATTAGATAGAAAAAATTTCCTTAGTCCTACTAAAGAAAAGTTATCTCAAGGATTTGATAAAGCAACAGGTACTTCAGGAGCCGCCAGAGATATGGTTAAGTTTAGATTTGAGGTTATCGAATCAAAAAAAGACCCCGTAAATTTATACTTTAGAGCTTTTATAGACAGTTTTGACGATAATTACAACAGTTCATGGAATGAATTTCAATACGCCGGTAGAGGGGAAACCATGTATAACTATATGGGATTCAATAGAGGTATTAATGTTAGTTTTAAATCAGCAGTTATGTCCAGACATGAATTAGCTCCGATGTACAGAAAATTAAACTATCTAGCATCTACATTAGCACCTAATTATTCAACAGAAGGATTCATGAGAGGTACCTTTATGAACTTTACTTTAGGAAGTTATTTTTATAATTTACCAGGATTTATAACTGATCTTACCTATTCTTGGAATCCAGTATATCCGTTTGAGATAGCATTAAATAGCCCAGATCCAGTTACAGGCTTAAGAGAAAACGATACTGATGTTCAAGAATTACCAATGGTACTAGATATTAACATGTCTTATACTCCAATACATAGATTTACTCCTCAAACAGGATATTACCATTATACTACAAATAATCAAGTACAACCTTTCTTTGAAGAAGGAAACTTTAAAGAATATAACAGTTATGAATAGATATAGAAATATAGATAAATATAGAAACAGTGAAGGTAGACGGTATTATACAAATGCTATATACCCTGCTATCCCTGAAGATGAAGATGATATATACTTTATAGCTTCAGCTGGAGATAGATACGATAAACTTGCCTCACAGTACTATAATGATTCCTCTTTATGGTGGATTATTGCTTCAAGTAACAACCATCAAAAAGCATCTTTAAACCCTACACCAGGAGAACAAATAAGAATACCTGTTAATACTCAATTAGCATTAAGTTTATACGAAGAAATTAATTCATCAAGATAAATGTCACTAGGTTGGTCCAACGAATCGTTTATATACAGCAATATTACGGGGAGTCTACAAACTCATCTTAATACAAGAAAGAAGCTTGTCAAAACAACAAGCAAAAGGACTAACAAAGATATAGAATACCTTAATAGTAACACTAGTTGGGTAAAACTTTCTTCTGGAGTAGATGAACTTATAAAAAATAAAAAAGGAGAAATAGAACCTTCAGAAGTAATGTCTCAAGAACATGTACTGCTCGGTGGAGTACATAACGATAAGACTAAGTCAATAAAAAAAGGTATTTTTGCAAAAAATAGTTCCTATTCCTATACTCAAAAATTTGGATTCAGACCAATGGCCGGTATTACCAATACCAGTATCAATACACATGGTACTTTTGGAGCAATCAAAAAAGCTACAGTTGAATTTCAAGTAAACAGTTTAGATGAACTTGAGAAATTCGAAAAAATATACATGTTACCTGGCTATTCGATACTATTAGAATGGGGGCATTCTATAATTCTTAGAGATAGAGGTAAGTTAGACTACAATATTCAAACATTTAATCATTGGTTTAATGATTTATATGAACACGATGAAAAAAACGAACAGCATAGATCTGCTTTAATTCTCAAAGAATTAGAAAGACTTCGACATACTCAAAACTTTCACTATGATGCTCTATATGGTAAAGTAAGTAATTATGTTTGGAGTTTTAACCCAGATGGTACTTACAACTGCTCTATTGATATAGTTGGATACGGTGAACTTGCAGAATCAATGTCTGCTATATTTACACCTCAACCTAGTGAAGCAGAAGAAAAAAATATATCTAAAACGTCTGTTAATAGGTTTTATATGTACTTGAAGTATATACAAAACATCTACCCAACTCCAGCTCAAAATAGACTAGTATCTAACCTTTTAATTGAATCAGAAAATTTTGTAGGCCCACGCGATGAAGGTGTGCCTGATATACTTGTAGCGTTACAAGACTATTTTAAAAATATAGTTATTTTGAATTTAGAAAATTCTAAAACAGAAGATGGGAAAGGCACATCAGCAAAATATGTTACTTTCGGATCACTTTTAAATTTCATTAACGATAATTTTATGCTGTGTGATGATGGAAAACCAATTACTAGATTCTATACCGGTCAATTTGACACTACAAAAGTATCCGACGAAGATTTAGGAACCAGTCTTTATAAGCTAGATCCTGCTGCTCCTTATGAAAACCGTACTCCTTTTGTTACTTTTGATGATCATATTTCTACAAACATGGATGTATGTTTTTTAGCGAAAGCTCCAAGCAAAACAAGAATCTACGATATAGTATTTGCAAAAGATAAGGCAGTTACTGATTGTATAAAAGGCAATACTGACGATATCTTAAACATATTAGTTAACGTTCAACACGTAAAAGACAGTTATAATGAAATACTTAAAAATAACAAAAACGAAAATATAAATGTATATGATTTTGTTATGGGTATATTGAATGATATAGCTAAAAGCCTTGGTAACATTAACAAATTTTCTATTGAAACTAGAGATCAAGTAATGTTTATAGCAGATAGAAGCGGCACACCAGGAAGAAAAGACGTAACATATAAGTTAGATTTATTCGGATTAGAAAGTCTTGCAACAAACATTTCTCTTCAAAGTTCAATTCCAAGTTCACTATCTACATTAATAGCAATTGGAGCATCAGCAGGAGGAAGTACATTAAATGAGAATATTTTTAATTTTCAATCTTTCTATAAAAATTATGTTGATAGACTTGTGCCTAAAAGAGAGTTAGACCAGTCAGTACAGGATGCTGATATATTTAGTGACGAAATATCAA